CCGGATCAACAATCTCGAATTTCAGCGGGTGCCCGCGGCCCAGATGGTGCATTGGTTCCGGCCCAGCCGGGCGGGCCAACATCGCGGCGTTCCGGAGGTGGCCCCCGCGCTGAAGTTGTTTGGCCAACTTCGCCGCTACACCGAGGCCGTGATCGCGGCAGCGGAGACGGCGGCGGATTTTGCGGCGTTCGTCCATAGCAACTCCCCGGCCGCCGAGGTCGACGAGGTCGAAGCGTTCGCGGCGTTGGAGATCAGCAAGCGCACGCTCACGACGCTGCCCGAAGGCTGGGACATTTCGCAACTCAAGGCCGAGCAACCGACCAGCACCTACAAGGATTTCAAAGGCGAAATTCTCAACGAAATCGCTCGCTGCCTCCAACTTCCGTATAACGTCGCCGCGCTCAATTCGTCGAGTTACAACTACGCATCCGGCCGCATGGATCACCAAGTCCATGCGATGAATCAGCGCGTCGAGCGCGACCAGCTAGAGCGGACGATGCTCGATCGTCTGCTTGCTGCGTGGGTCAACGAGGCCAGCCTCGCGGGCGTGCTGCCGCCCGGCCTGCCCGATTTCTCTGAATGGAATTGGGCTTGGGTCTGGGACGGCAAAGACCACGTCGACCCGTCTAAGGAAGCGTCGGCCGCCGAAACGCGGCTCAACACGCTCACCACGTCGCTCGCCGCCGAGTACGCGCGGCAGGGCAAACGCTGGGACGTGGAGCTTCGCCAGATCGCCGCCGAGCGTGCCCTCATGGCCGAGCTCGGCCTCCAGATGACATCGCCAAACCAGCCGCAACAGCCGCAACCGGAGGCCGCCGCGTGATCGACGACTTCGGCGACCTCGAAGACGCCAACGACCTCGTGGAGTTTTTATGAGCGACACAATTAAGCTGGCGACCGACGTAACCTTCCTCCAGGCCTCCGACGGCGAAGCCGCGGCCGGGCCGAAGAAGTTCCGCATAGTCGCCTACACCGGCGCACCGATCCGGCAGTCGTGGAGCCGCGAGCCGGTCGTGATCGACTTGGCCGGAATGACGCTGCCGTCGACCGTGCCGATCGTGATGGGCCACGACTACGCTCTCGGCTCGATCCTCGGCCAAGGCCGCCCCAGCGTGCAGGGTGGCGAGCTCGTCGTCGAGGGCGAAATCCTCGCCGACAGCGAGACCGCCCGCCAAGTGCTCGCCCTCGCCGAGCGTGGCTACCAGTGGCAGGCGTCGGTAGGTGCCGACGTGGGCCGCCATCTGAAGTTTGGTGAAGACCAGTCCACAACCGCTAACGGTCAGACCCTCGTCGGGCCTGTCCGAGTCGTACGGGCCTCCACGCTGCGGGAGACCTCTTTCGTCACTTTGGGCGCGGACCGCAGTACCGCAATTTCTATCGCAGCCGAAGAGGCTGCGGAGGAGACAACCATGGCGGAACACGCCAACGAAAAGCCCGTCGAGGAGGTCGTCCAGGCCGCCGCGACGGAAGCCCCGGCGAGCGTCGCCGTGGAAGAGCCGAAGGTCGAGGCCCGTAACTACGAGCTCGAAATCGCATCCCTTAACGAGAAGGTTTCCAACATGGAAAAGCTGATCGCAACGCGCGACGAGCGTCCGGCCGCCCCGGCTGTTCACGTCGCCAAGACCCAGGATTCCGCCGCCGTGATCGAGGCATCGTTCGCCCTCCAGGGCGGGCTTCCCAACCCCGAGAAGCACTACGACGCGGCGACGCTAGAGGCGGCCGACAAGGCTCGTCGTTCCACGTCGCTCGGCGAGGTGCTCGTCGCCGCCGCCGAGGCCAACGGTTACACGGGCCCGCGCCGTCTGACCGCTGCCACGCTGCGGCCGATCATGCAGGCCGCGTGGGCGACCCACGCGATCAGCGGCATCCTGTCGAACACGGCCAACAAGTTCCTCCTCGCTGGCTTCACCAGCGTCGAGAGCGCTTGGCGGTCGATCTCGTCGGTGCGTTCGGTCAACGACTTCAAGACGCTCACGAGCTACCGGCTCAACGGCGGCTTCAAGTTCGACAAGATTTCCAACGGTGGCGAGCTCAAGAACGCTGCGGCCTCGGAAGAGTCGCGGACGATCTCGGCCGACACCTACGGCATCATGACGAGCGTGACCCGTACCGACCTCATCAACGACGACCTCGGCGCGCTGACTGCGGTTCCGCAGCGGATCGGCCGCGGCGGCGCTCTGAAGCTCAACGACGTGTTCTGGGCCGAGTTCGTGGACGATGCCTCGTTCTTCACCAACGCCCGCGGCAACCTCTCGGCTGGCTCGCTGGCCCTGTCGTTGGCAAACCTGAAGAGCCTGGCCACGAAGTACCGCAAGCTCAAGGACCCCGACAACAACCCCGTCGCGGTCGAGCCGCGGATTCTCCTCGTGCCGGTCGACTTGGAGCTCGCCGCCGCTGAGATCATGGGCTCAAGCCTGATCCAGAGCGGGGCGACCTCCGGTCAGCCGGATCGTAACGTCCTCGCTGGTCGTTACCAGGTCGTGTCGAGTTCGTATTTGACGAATACGACGGACTACTACCTCCTCGCCTCGCCGAGCGATCTGCCGGTGATGGAGGTGGCGTTCTTGAATGGCGTCCAGTCGCCGATCGTGGAGACGGCCGAGGCCGATTTCAACACGCTCGGCGTCCAGATGCGTGGCTACTTTGACTTCGGTTGCGCGAAGGCCGAGTACCTCGCTGGCGTCAAGTGCGACTCCGCGACCTAGTTGTGACATTGGGCCCGGCGGGCCGGAGTTTTCCAGCCCGCCGGGCATCACAAACCCCAACAACAGAAAGTAGGTGATCCATATGGCTTCTTATGTTCAAGACGGCGACCTCCTCGACTACACGCCCGGCTCGGCCGTGGCGGCTGGCGACGTGGTCGTGATCGGCTCGCTCGTTGGCGTGGCTCCGCGTGCCATCGCGGCGAACGCTCTCGGTGCGCTTGCGATCGACGGCGTCTGGGAAATGCCCTGCGCCACCGGCGCGACGGGTGCCCAGGGCTCGGCGATCTCGTGGTACGCGACCTCGGGCGTGGCTCATGCCTCGACCGGGACCGCGGCCGGAAAGCTCGCCAAGGCCCGCGTTGCTGGCGACACGACGGTCCAGGTGGTGATTAACCGCTAGTCCACACCGCAACCCCCCGCAGGCGCGCACCACCCTCCAGCGCGCCGCGGGGGCGTTGTGGCGTGACGATAGGAGCGATGCGTGGCCGATCTTCTGGCGAGCGGTGCGGCGTGGTTAACCGGGCAGCTAAAGGCTGCCGCCGGGACGACCGTGACGTATACGCGATCCAGTGAGTCGGCCGACGTAGTCGCGACGATTGGGCGGTCGGAGTTCGAGGCGGCAAGCCAATCGGGCGTCGTCGAGCGTTGGGAGTCTCGTGATTTTCTCATCACGGCTGCGGATTTGCCATTTGGGCTGCCGCAACGTGGCGACGAGATTGTCGAGGCCCGCGGCGGCGAGATCGTGACGTATGAAGTCACGAGTCCGCGTGGCGTGCCGGAGTGGCACTACGGCGATGCGTTCCGGTCGATTGTCCGAGTTCACACGATCGCGACGGATACGGGCGTCGTCTACCTGACGACCGAGGCAGGCGAACAACTCACAACCGAGGCGGGCGAGCTCCTGGTGATCTAATGGCAACCAAAAAAATCAGCCAACTCGCTCTGGCAACCGGCGTCGCCGGGGCCGATCTCGTGCCAATCGTTCAAGGCGGCACGACTAAGCGCGTGCTCGTTTCTACGCTCGCGGTGGCTGGCAGCACGGGGCCCACGGGCGCGTCTGGCGTCGCTGGTAGCGCCGGAAGCACCGGCCCGGCGGGAACGTCGGTTACCGGCCCCACGGGCCCGGCTGGCGCTGGCGAGGTCTACCAGAGCGACACGGCCCCCGGCTCCGCGGCGACCGGCGCGACGTGGCTCGACACGTCTAGCGGGAAGTATTTCACGCGATACGCTGGCCTCTGGGTTGAGGTTGGCGGCAAACACTATCCGTAGGTGAGCGATGCCATTTTATTCGCTCCCATCCGGTGCATCGCCCGTGCTCGCGGGCAACGCTGCGCCGACAGGCGGCGTCGGCAACGTCGGCGACCTGTTCATCGACCGTAGCAACAAATTGCTCTACGGTCCCAAGGACGCCGTCACCGGCTGGCCCACCGGGATCGACCTTTCCAACGGCCCTACCGGCGTGACAGGCAGCGTCGGCCCGACGGGCAGTACGGGCCCCGTATCAAATGTGACCGGGCCCACGGGCGTAACTGGCAGCCTCGGAGCCACTGGAAGCACGGGCGCGACGGGCAGCGTTTCCTTTTCGGCCACCGGCCCAACGGCTCCGACCGGCGCGGGCTTGACGATCGCCGGGGCCGTATGGCTCGACGACAGCACCGGCCGCTACTTTGTCCGCTACGCCTCGAATTGGATCGAGATCGGCGTCCAGGGCGAACGCGGCCCGACGGGCGTTACCGGCGCCGCGTCGAGTGTGACGGGCCCAACGGGAAGCCTCGGCCCTACGGGCGCGCAGGGTGCAGCATCAACCGTGACTGGCCCGACGGGCAGCGTCGGCCCTACAGGCAGCGTTGGCGCCACGGGCGCGCAGGGCGCGGCGTCTACTGTAACTGGGCCGACAGGGAGCGTCGGAGCAACGGGAAGCGTTGGCGCGACAGGCGCGCAGGGCGCAGCCTCAACAGTCACGGGACCAACGGGCAGCGTCGGCCCCACTGGCAGCGTTGGCGCCACGGGCGCGCAGGGTGCGGCGTCTACCGTTACGGGGCCGACCGGAAGCGTGGGGCCAACGGGCATCGGCCCCACCGGCAGCGTTGGGCCTACAGGCGCTCAAGGC